AAAGACCAGTAGTAGAGCCATAGTTGGTGCTAGTACTATCTGAATTAAATCTTAAATAAAGCCAGTTAGATGAATTTAGAGTTACGCCCTTAAAAGTAACCATTAATTTTCTATAACCAGATATATTTGTAAATGATGTTGTACTTCCGCTTGTTACTGTATTAGTAGCAATTAACTGCCAGTTGTCTGATGATTCCAGTCCCGTTACTGTACCTACTGCCATTATGAAATCTCGCTTCCGTATGCGTTGAATGAAAGGGTTGCGCTAGATGCATACACCGTCACTACATCAGTAGTAGCAAGTGTAAGTCCAACTGTAATCATAGTTGAGTCAGATGCTGGAACAGTTGCACCATAAATAATATAGTGCTTTGCAGCCAGTGTTTCTCCTGCTGGACGAACAGCAATACGAAATGTCGCAGCGGTTGATGCTTGATTACATACTGAAATGGTTGAAACTACCGATGATGTTGAAGACGGTACTGTATATAGAGTAGTTGCTGTTGTCGCTGATGGGTTGACTTGCCCCAGGACTTTATAGGTTGTTGCCATTGATTATGCTCCCATCAAGAGGAATACGGTTGGTGTAGGGTCTGTGGTAATGGCTCCCCAAGAAGTTGTTGAACCATCGGTTGTTAGATATTTGCCAGAGTTTCCAGTCTGGCTAGGAAGTGGGTCATATGCTGACCACTTCAAACCTGTTGCTGTAGATGAATCTGCTACTAGCACTGTGCCATTTGAGCCGACTGTTAATTTGCCTGGTGTGTCAGCAGATGTTGCTACAAGCAAATCACCCTTAGCATCAAAGAGTGAACGAGCAATTGAGTCTGCAAGTTCAAACGCTGTAAAGGTAATAATTTCTACAATGTCACTAGAAGCAAGGGCTGCAAGAGATGTGATACTTGAGCCATCTGTTGCTGTGTAGTCAGATGTACGAGCAAGGAGTACACCGTTAAGGTATACCTGCTCTTTACCTGGAATGTAGGATAGTGTAAGTCCGTTTGCATCTGTTCCAGATAGTGATGTTTCTCCGCCTGATGCTGTAAAGCGGAAGCGGTAGATATCTGCAGTAGATGAGATTGAACCCCACTCTGTACCTGTCCAAGCATACATAGCATTGGTTACTGAGTTCCAGTAAATAGCACCAGTAAGAAGTGCATTGCCATCATTGTCTACAGATGGAGCAGTTGACTTGCTACCAAGGTAACGGTCATCAAAGTTATCATAAGTTGTTGCAGCAGCAGCAGCACTGGCTGCAGCAGCAGTAGCAGAACCTGCAACTGTATCTACGTAAGCCTTTGTAGCAGCGTGTAGGTCGACTGTAGGAGCACCTGACAGTGTAAGAGCACCAGTCATAGTAGAACCAGCCTTGAGTACAAATGACTCGTAAACAGTTCCACCTGATTGGATTGCGCTAGCAATCTCACCAAGTGTGTCAAGTGTAGATGGTGCTGAGTTAACTAGGTCTGCAACCTTTGTATCTACATATAACTTAGTAGCAGCATCAGCGTTAGACGCTGGAGTACCAAGGTTTGTAATCTTGTATGTAGCCATAGATACGTCTGCAGCAGGGGCTGCCATCTGGCTTAACTTAGATGTGCGTACTTGTGTATCAAAATCTGAGATAGTTGATGCTGCTTGAGTACCAGTGTGATTGGCGCGAGCATAAGGGTCAGACACCATTTTGGCTGCAGTAATAGTTCCATCTGCAATATCAGAGGCTACGATAGTTCCATCAACCAAATCAGCAGAAGTAATAGTTCCACCAAGGTCTAACTTGGTCTTAGCAATTGCTGCCGAAGAGTTAATATCAGCGTTTACAATTGTTCCATCTGCAATCTTTGCAGAGGTAATTGCACTGTCAGCAATATCTCCAGTAGCAATTGTGCCATCAAGAATCTTTGCGCTAGTAATAGCGCCATCTGCAATATCTCCTGCAACAATAGTACCATCGGCAATCTTAGCCGAAGTAATTGCTGAGTCTGCTATTTTGGCGGTGGTAACCGCTGAGTTTGCAATCTCTGTAGTTCCAACTGCATCATTAGCAATCTTGTCTGATGTCACAGCATCTGCTGCGATACGAGAGTTAGTAACTGCAGACTCTTCAATCTTTGCAGTAGTAACATTAGCGTTAGCAATCTTTGCTGTTGTGATAGCAGAGTCTGCAATGTCTGCCGTAGCAATTGTGCCGTCAGCAATCTTGGCAGATGTAATAGCCGAATCAGCAATCTTGGCTGTAGTTACATTTGCGTCTGTAATTTTTGCTGTAGTTACAGCATTTGCCTGAAGCATTGCTGTAGTAATCATATTTGTATCTGTCGTCTCAAGGACGTTAGCAATAGTCAAACCGTGTGCTGTTGTTACATTTTCAGCATGTGTATTGGCTTCACGGTAGTCACGACCAATAGCCATGTGACGAACCTCTGCACCAGCAGAGTGAGCCTGTGCTACAGAACCATCAATGTTGCGAACAATTGCCAGCGTATTACCAGAGACAGGGTTTCCGTCTACCTTATATACGTCTACAATTTCTTCAAGGGCTGTATCTGGGTCAATGACAACTGTGTATGTTTCACCAGCAGAGATTGTTACGCCACCAAGAAGTGATGACGCAGACACAACGGTAATAGCAGTACTACCAGAGTTAATCGCAGATGCTAGTGTTGTACTCTGCGAACGGGATGAGTATTTACGGGTTGTCATTCAGATTCCTATCGGCTGTAACGAATGCGTGGCGGATATTGCTGTTGCTGTGCCTGAGTTTCCTCAGCCAAACGTGCTGCATAAAGTTGATATAGTGCTCGTGTTGCTGTATTTCCAGAACCATACTGACGCTTTGAATCTAGTTCATCAGCCTGTGGGCTTGTCAGTGCATTGCGTGCAGGGTCTAGGAATGATAGAAGGCGATATGAAGCGCCTAGTACGATTACATCTCTAACAGATTCTGGCAGTCCCGTTTGCTCAGCAAATGATGTTGTAGATGTAGTGCTCAATGTAGATGGGGATGTAGCATAGGTAACATTAACCTTGCGACCAGTCTGAATGTATCGGTCATTAATTGTTATAGTCTGGGAATTAGCACCCCAAGTTGCTACATCTGGAGATGAATCCCAACCAAAACGTGAGATTGGAACCCAACGCTTACTAGAACCAATATCCTGCCATGACATACGCAGAATGTTCTGGATGTTTAGATTTGTAAAAGCATATGTATCTACAACTGCATTGTAGGTAAAGGAAGTATTCTTAGCAGCAAAGATGCTAGAGCCAATGGCTCGGATAGTATCTTGAATTGCACGCTTAACAGATGAGCGTGGGAATGTAGGAGTAATAACTACACGGTCACCAGCAACGTGTGTCTCTGCTGTTGTACCCATAAAGCCACGACCATATGGTGGGACAGTTGCTGTCTTGGAGATTCGGTCATATGAATCTACCCAGATTAATTCATCGCCAATTTCAACAATGCCAGAACCAATTTCATCTGCGTTCAATGAGAACGTAGTAGGTGCTGCTAGTGTAGATGTAGTTGTAGTAATAGGAGAAGTCAAGTGAGTAGTACGGTCTTGCTGTAGCGTATAGCCAGCAAGATTCATTACTACTTCGTCAGTTAGTGCGTCTAGGGTTGATGCCATTATTTAGCCTTCTTTGCAATAGTGGCAGCCTCACGGCGTGCTCGCGCAATCATTTGTTTAATCTGTGCATCTGTCATGCCACGTGCTTTAGCCTTAGTAACAGCACGTTGCTGTGCTGCCTTAATTGCTGCAGCCCTGCGCTCAGCAGTTGGGGTTAACGCTCTAGCGCGACCACCTGAAATTTGAGCAGGTGAAACATTTGGTTTCTTAACAGTACTCTCACGAAGTAACTGTGCATATCTTTTAAGTTCTGCAGTTGGTATACGGTCAGTTCCAGCCTGATTACGAGATGTAAATGGAATCTTTTCAGAACCAGATGCTAAGCGAGATTCAATTGTTGCTTGTGATGGACGAAGTTCCGTTACATCTGGCTTAACCTTCTTGGCACGTTCTGCAGCCAACTTAGTCTGACGCTCACGAGCAGACTTGTATTCAGCCTGAAGTTTAGCGCGACGCTTTAGTTCCACATTACGTAGACGTGGATTTGCTGGAAGGTTACGGCTATATGTTACTGGCTTGCTAGGGTCAAACTTTGGTTTAGGTTCTGACTTTGTACGAGCAGGTGGTTGTGTATTTGTTTTAGGAGGATACTTCTTTTCAACCATTTTGCCAGACTTAGTCTTTGGTCCAACAATCTGACGAACAGTTGTGTTGGGTGGAGTATTATCTGTATCGCGTAAACGCGGTCTAGAATTAGGAGACGGCTTGCGATAGGTGCCAAAAGGTGCCTTAGCCTTAGGACCTGCTGCTTCTCTAGCAACAGCACGTGCAACCTTAGGAGATGTTTTCTTTACTGCATTCTTAGCAAGTTGTTTTGCAATAAGTCTTGCAGCAGCCAATGCTGCCGCGCCTACTAACGGTGCTGCCATATTACCACTTGACCTTATCTGCCCAGTATGCGGCGCTTAGTTTTCCTTTTGCAATGTTGCTGGCGTGTCGCGCCTTAAATGATTTGCGACGCGCCGCGTATGAAGCAGATTCTCCAGCCTTCTTAGGAGAACCACTGACACCTTGCTGTCCAAAGCGGATGGTCTTAACGACGTTACCTTCTTTAGCAACAACTACATGGGACTTCTTTGGGTGGTTTGGAGTGCGCTTAGGCTTGTTAAAGCCTGCTACTCCTGCCCTTGCTAGGCGAGAATCTTTTTTCTTCATCTGAATTTAGCCGTCTTCTTTGCAATAGATTTTGGTTGTCTTACAAACTGCTTGCCCTGCTTCATGCCAGCCCGCTTTGCAGCGGTGGTTTTAGCGTACTCAGAGGCTGATAGAGCCTCTCTAGCCTTCTTGGGAAGGTAACGCTCACCAGTAGCCTTTGACCCTTGTGTGCTGGGCTTACCTGACTTAGTACCCCACTTCTCCTTAGTCCACTTGGACAGAGAAGCCTGAGCCTTGGTCTTAGGACCTGAGTACCCACCGCCTGCTTTCTTGTAAGCCTGACCTAGGAGTTGAGCCTTACGAGCAGACCACTGACCAGGCTTGCCACCTTTGGAGCCAGCCATAATCTGGTTCTTTAAACGCTCTCTGAGTGCTGCCTTGGTGTATGCCATTTACTTTTTCTTTTTCATTGAGTCGACATAATCTTTCTGTCGCTTAAAATATTCTTTGTTAGGTGTCATGGGTAGTGGCTTAGGCTTTACAGCCTTTGGTGTTGGCTTTACCTTACCGATATCTTTTAGACCAACAGTACTTCCATCTCCAAACACAATCGTTGGACCACTGTTCTTTGGCTTAGCAGCCATTGGTTTCTTTGCAGTTGTAGTGCGAACTCTCTGCGGTGAAGTCGCTGACTTCTTAGGCATAGGTACTGGAGTGCCACGCCTTTTAGCACCTGGTGCTGGCTTTGGCTTTTTCATTACTTCTTCTTGCCCATCTTCTTAGGCATAGCCTTCTTAGCAGACTTCTTAACAGCCTTCTTCTTCATACCCTTTTTCATTTCCATCATCTTCTCAGACTTGGATTCCATCTTCTCGCCAGCCGCATATGCCTTGGCTGCCTTCTTACCTGCTGGTGTATAAGGGAACTTCTTGTCTCCAAACATTGGCATTATATTGCTCCTACTTCTGTTAGTGATGCTATTGATTCTTTGGTAATTGATTGTGCTGTAGTGCCAGCAGTATCTGCATCAAAGGCTTTACCCATTGTGTCAGATGCTTCAACTGCTGCTTTAATATGAGCCATGCTAGTTCCAGCAGGCTGAATACCTTGAGCGCGTGCTGCGCGATAAGCGTCTAGTTCGCCGTTCCACTTCTTGTTTGACATTTGCTTTTGTGAATTAGCGTCACCAGTATTTAGTTGTAGTCCTCTAGCCTTGCAACCAAAGCAAGGATTAGCATCACAGTCTGTGTGGTCAATGCTTGCTACCTGGTCTTCATGTGGAAATGGCTTAGATGTTTTCTCACCGCAAAGAACGCAGTCATATGCAGTAGCAAGAAAGTCATGGGCTTCTGTGAAGCCCCACTCAGTTACTCTTGTAATGTGTTGACACTTAGGCAATTGTATCTACCTCGTATCCTGCTGCTTCTAAATCTGCTTTTTCTTCTGCACTTACCGTGTGAGTAATACCGCCAAGATATGCAATATCTGCTGCTTCATATTCTTCAGAAGATGGATATCTAACTTGGAAGTATTCGCCATCAATCTTTAGAACTGTAACACCAACTGGAATCTTAATCTGAGAAAACAGTGGGTGATAATCTCCACCAGGGTTTTCAAGAACTCTAGGTGTTTCGAATCTGTATGTAGGCATTTTTCCTCCAATAGGTTTACTGATAGACAGGGACTAAAAGCCCCTGCCTATCCGTCAAACTATTGATTAAGCGTTTGGACGACCTGATGCTGCTGTCTCGATACGAACCAATGCTGGTGTACGATAGAGAGCCCAGTTGATAATTCCATACCAACCAGCAGGTGAGAAGCGGTTGAAGCGGTCTTCAATCTTTCCAACTTCCATTCCTGGTTCCTTCCATACAGCCTCAGCAAGTGCCTGAGCACCTGTTACGTATGTGTTGTACACACGTGTCTGAGTTGTTGAAGAGCCAGAACCTGACTGAGTGTTTGTAGCGTTTGCTGTTTCAATGAAACGAACGCCTTCCCATGAGCCGAGTTCTCCACCGAATAGTGGTGATACTGCTTGGTACTCATGTGGTGTACGCCATACGTTGTTACCTGTCTCTGTACGAAGGTCAGCAGAAACTTCTGGGTGGATGTATGCAACATACATTCCAGCAGCCTTGTACTGAACTCCAGCAGCACGCATCTTTGTAACAGCGCGGCGGATTGCATCAGACTTCATTGTGTCTGCTGCTGTGATTGCTGTCTTAGCAGCAACTGTTCCAACACCTTCGTAAACGCCTGATGTTGTCTGTGTTCCTGAAGTTGTTGAAACACGAACGATGTTCGCGCCTGCATCCAACTTAGCAACAACAGCGTTGTCAAGTGTCTTTGTCATGTTGAAGCCGATTGCGTTAGCGACCCATGGGTCGATGTTAGCAATTGACATAAGGTTAATCTTCTTGACTGGAAGCACTGAGCGACCAAGTTCAAGTTGTGCAATATCAATGTATGATGTTGCTGGTAGTGCGACTGAGTCTGTGTCAACAGTCTCTTCTAGAGTTGCTGAAGCAACTGATGTTTCCGCAATATCAGTATTGAACTGAAAGCGAATTGAAGAACCGTTATGTGTAAGTGAGCCGACCTTCTTGTCAGCAATCTCGCGGAACTTTGGCAATACGCGGAGGTTGGTTTCAATCAACTTATCGTATGCTAAAGTTACAAGGTTAGTACCTAACCCACTACCTGTGGTTGTAAAAGCATCTGCCATTTGGCAAGCCTTCTTTCTGAATTATTGCATCTTGTTAGAGATGCTTTGGATTATGGATAGTAATTCTTCTTCAGAGTTTCCGTCATAGTTTTGTAACATATCAACATATTCATCTGAAACGTCGGGAGTTGCAGCAAACTGAGTTGCACCATCTTGGCGAGAGAACTCGCGCACGTTAGGCTTTGACTCTGTTTGTTCTGCTTCGGTGTATCCGACAATGTCTCCGTTTTCACGAAGCCAGGTTGTAACTGAATCTTCGCTGACTTCATCTAAATCCTTAAGGATTAGACGAGCAGCCCTGGAGTTGACTCCCTTAGATTCTAGGACTGACTTGACTGTTGACTCTCGCTGTTGGCGTTCGAACATCTCCAACTTTTCGGTCAGTTCTTTGATACGCTTTTCGTCCGCTCGCTTTGCCTTACGAAGGTCTTTAATACCATTCGTTTCGTCGCTGCTTACCTCGTTATACATATCAAGGTCATCATCATTATCCCAGTTGTTGTTGTTGCTCATAGCAACCCACCCTTCTATTGTTGTTTAGTTTCGCAGACCACAGTGACCATTCGGGGAAATGGGCTGGCTTCTACTCCTAGTCTTATACGCCTGACGGGGCTAGTCGGTCCGTCTAGGGATTTTAAAATACGCCGTTATTACCCGACGTTTGTCCTGTTCTTAAGCGACCTGAAGTTCCTTCGAATCCTGCTCGTGCCATTGATGCAAGGCGCTTACGCTTTTTACCTGCTTCAACATCACCAAGGATTACATCTTTTTCGGCTGTCTCTTGATTGTAGTTAATATTTTCTTGTCGATAAATATTGCTATAAAGTTCGGCATCCGAAAGGAAACCACCGATTTCTTCATAATCTTTTCGTGTTTGTGTAGCGCTGATATCAGCACCAGCAATTCTTTGTGCCATTTCCTTAGATGTAGCAGCCAATCCAACCTGTAGTGCAGATGCGCTAATTTCAGCAGCAGCAATCTTCTGGTTAAGTACAGGTAGTGTATTCTCTGGGTCCGCTAGGTAACTTACAATATCTGTATTAGTAATACCAGGGAAGAAAGCGGTAAACTGCTTCTTAATATTAGGATTCATATTCTCTACTCGTTCAAAGAATGAATCAATACGGCTAGCAAATTCTGTTGCTGATAGTCCGTTCTCCATGTACTTAGCAAACTTCGCTTGATTAGCGGTAGAGTCTGCGCTAAGAATATTGTTTATGTTATTTTTACGAATTGTATCAGCGTATGAATCTTCTAGTGCTAAGTACTCAGCCTCTGAATATACGTTTAAACCCTTTTTAGCACGAGCAACGTTGCCAGAAAAACGTGCATTGTAATCAGCATTCCAGGCTTTACCTGTTGCTGGATTAATTGTACCGTCATACTTAATCTTATTCATTGCTTCTTGTGGCTTAAATCCTTGAGTAGCAAGAGAGATAAATGCAGTAGCAAGGTCATCTAGTTTCCACTGACGTAGTTGTGCTTCAAGCAAAGCAAAGGCATCAATCTGGTCTGTATCAGTCTTGCCACCAGATACAGTCTTTAGTGGATTAAATACTTCACCAGTAATAGTTGCTGCTTCACGCATAGCAACATTGGCTTGACCAATGGCTACGTTAGCCTCATCAATTGTGGCTGGAATAGTATCGGCAATAGCCTTGCCTTCTGCAACTACCTTATTTACATCTACTGGCTTTACTGGATTTGTAGCAACATATGCCCTATAAGTATCCTTGGCAATAGCAATATTCTCTGGTGTTGGATTCTTTTCTGCATTCTTTAGAGCCCAGTCAGCAGCAGCCTTTGATACGCCTTGAGCGTTAGATGCTTCTTCTGCTCTACGAAAATTAGAACCATATGATGCAGTAGTCATTAACCACGTCCCCACATTCTTCCAATTGTATCCAAGAAGTCAGAAGCAGTTTCACGTGCTTCATCTGTAAAGCGCCACATAGGATTAGCCTGCATCTCTTTATCAAACTGTGCTATTGACTTACCAGAAGCAACAGCATCCATTACGTCTTTATCCTTTGTTGGTGACTTAATTACTACGCCTAGTTTATTAAACTTTGCGCGAGCATATGTATTTGCAATATCAAGAACAGTTCCACCAGCATCAATATGGTCTGCAAGACCAGGGTGCATTTTCTTAGCAATTAACTTAAGGCGTTCCTGTTGCTTTTCAAGATAGTTCTTCTGACCAATGCCGATTGTTACCTGCTTAAGCGCTTCTGCTGCTGTCATATCAATGCCGTAATCTGCAGCCAATTCCTGCAACGCAGAGATATCCATAGCAACTTGGCTTCCCTTTGAGGAAGACAACAGTGCATCAACTTCTGTATTCTTAAGACGCTTACGTGCTACCTTGGCAGCAATAACCATACGCTCAGCATCTGACATAACATCGCCAGTTGTAGTTCCACCAGAACTTGTCATTGTCTGACGGCGCTCTTCAGCGCTTAGAAGTTTATAGTATTCTTCGTACTCTTCATCGCTTGCTCTTGAGCCAGTAAGGTCTGTAAGATAATCATCAATTTGCTGGCGAGCATCGCCACGTGTAGATAGATTACGATATACCTTTGTAGTGCTACCAGATTCTTTCTTTGTCTTTAAGAAGTCTTCTGCACTGATAACGGTACCAGCACCATACTTAACATCAGAAACCATCTTGGCTGTTCTAGCAATAAGCATAGAATCAAGACCATTAATCCAAGTGCCATCATTAATCTGGCTTTGTTTAATATAATTAGATTGAAGTAGTTGATTCTGAAGATTTGTAATCTGGTCTTTTCCAGAATAGTTCTTTAAGAATGCTTCTCTTGCCTTAGCCTTTGACTTATATTCAGTTGGTGTTGCACGTCCTTGACCGTCAATTACATCAACGAATATAACCTGTGCTCCACCTTTGGCTGTAACAATACCATCGGTTATAGTGTAATCACTAAACTTATCTTCTTCTAGGGTTACATCCCCAGCAGCAGCCTTTTCTTCTTCAGTGACTGGATTACGGATAGCATCAATCTCTCTTTGCTTTGCCGCTGCTTCTTCAGTCTTATTCTGGCGTCTTAAAGAATCTCTTTGGAACTCCAGTTGCTTGACTGTAGCATCATCAGTTGCTTTCTTTTTGCTGGCGTTCTTTTCGGTAGACTTCTGTTCTTCCTGTGCATCAATGCTTTCACGCATGGCTTTAGCGGATGCTGTTGCTGCCTCTAACTCAGCCTGAACCTTATCGAACTCAGCCTTAATCTTAATATATTCAGGACTTGTCTCGCCGCTTTTTGCAGCAACTCTATCCATTGCATCAACAAGACCTGTTCCGCTAGTACCCTTAGGACCATTCAAACGGTTCTGAAGTTTCTGTACCTTTTCAACAGCAGCACGATATGCTGGGTAGTTACTATAATTAACTGCCATTATCTCATTAACTCCTTGTATGCAAAGTAAGAATCACGCGAATAGAAGTTAAGTATTGACCTAAAGATTGCTCGGTTAGCCTCAGTTATGTAAGGGTCTCCAGTAGTTAGTTCTTTAAGTTGTGCTTCTACTTGTCTTTTTCTTTCAGCCTTTAGTTCTGTTCCATTAATAATATTGCCCATATCTGGGTTACGTACAAATGCTATGTACTCACGCATTAGACGAATAGCAGTGCTCATTCTCTTACGAGTAGCAGCCTCGACTGGTGTATTTGGATTGCCAATCATTTCCTCTACGCGACCAAGCATTACTTCTTCATCACCAATATTGTTACCTTCGCCAATAAGCGCTGGATTCAATAGCGGATTAGCAGCCTTCAGAGCGTCACGCGCTGCAGTTGCCTGCTTAATAATCTGTGTTCTAATCTGAGGGTCTGATTCATTAGCAAGGGTTTCTTTCTCCTGCTTGCCAATCTGATAATAAGTATTCTTATCTTCAGCAACCATAAGGTCTTGGTAGTACTTTTCAAGCGTCTTGGTCTCAATGAGACCTGCAGCCTTTAACCAGTTGTATGTGCCAGCATTAAACTCTCCGACCTGCGGAGCAAAGATATATGCTGCTTCACCGTATGTACTAATCAAACCCTTGTTTTTAATAGCCCAGTTCTTAAGACCCTCGGTATTCTTAATAACTACCTTAGAGCCTTTTTCTGTTGGAGATACTGTATAGATTAGTTTGCCTGGATACTTACCAGTAAATGTAGATAAAGCCAACTCATATGGGTCATCTACATCGCCCTGATTCATCTTTGATACACTGTTGAGAATATCAAAGAACTCAGAACGTAGGCTTGTGATACCTGTATCTTTTATGTAATCTGGAATACCCTTGCTGTCCTGCATTGTAGGGGCAACTGGAGAAATCAAACCAAGTATATTACGCAAAGCAATAACGTTATGAGCAGAGATGCGAATGTTCTTTAGGTATTCGTTCTTCTCTTCTTCTGTAGAGTTAGGGTCTAAGAAGCGACCATTAGCAGCATTATAAGCCATAGCCTGCTGTGCTGCTGTTACCTCTTGTCGGTTCTTCTCATCAAATGGAAGTATCGACCAGATGCGTTGTAGGCTTGAAGGAACAATAGCCCTTCTAATATCTATGTTATCGCCAAGATTACCTAGAGCAAATGTATCTATTGCTTCTGCTGTCTGCTCAAGTGTTGGGTCAATCTTCTCACCAATAAACGGTAATGAACCTGGAACAGAGCCAAGAATGTTTTTAAATGTAATTACCCCTAGACCAGCAATAGGTCCAGAGATTGTAGGAGTACCAGCATCTTGTGAGAATGATGGGTTAACCATACGCAACTTAAGAGTAAACTCATTAAACTGTGGCTGTGAGTATCCACTCTTACCAGTTAATACACGAACAGTTGTATCTGTAGCCTTAAAAAGAATATCATCCATAGGCATCATTACGTATGGCTCGTTGTCCTGGTCGTAATGAACCATACCAGTAGCATCTAGACCAAGATGCGCTAGGCGCATACGGTATAGAACACGTGGAGATACATCCTTTAAACGGTAAATACGGCGGTAGAAATCTTCTGTTGCACGATAATAACGACCAATAGTTCTTGCCGAGAAAGCAAAGTTGGAGCGAATTGCTGGGTTATCTGCAAACTTTAGGATTGTATCTGCAGCCTCACGTGTAGCAAGTTCAGTAAATCGCTTCTCAGCAATATCATCTGCTTGCTTCTTAAGTTCTAACTTCTTTGCTTCTGGAAGAGTATTCTTAAATACTCCACCTGACAGTACATCATATTGCTGGCGAGCGAATTCACGCTCTAGTCCAGCATACTTCTTGCGCAGACCAGTATATGCAACCATAACTGCTGGCTGACGGAAGATACCAGTAACCTGCTTATCCATCATATCCATTGCGCCGTTACCTAAACGCTTGAATAGATTCTCGGTATCAGCATAGTTGCCAACACCTAGTTCGCTAGCAACGGTTCCAGTAATACGGAAACCATCAGTTGCATCTGCAAAATCATCTAGGCTAATCTTCGCAATAGCCTGATTCCAAGTAGGTGTGCGCTTCAAATCAGTCTTCATCTCTCGAAGATTCTGTTTAATTAGATTCCATAGGTTCTCATTAAAGTTATCTACTCCACCGCTAAAGGTTTCATACATATCATTGAACATACGGCTAAGTTGAATGCGGGTAATATCAGCATCTGAGTATCCCTTAGCACGCTGGAATACTGTGTTAGCACTTGCTTCTAAGAATTCATCTGCAATCTTAGCAGCATTACCTGTTCCCTTTTCCCATACACCAGATAGTCCGTTAAAACTGTACCCAAGTTTCATCATTGAGTCATCGAGAGCAAGTTCAAGCATCTCTTTGCCAGTCTTAGGGTCAATTACTCCAGGTCTAAACCCTTCGTATCTAAAGAATGTTTCTGCTGGGTTAATAATTGTTGTTTCGTTAACAACAAACTTGTTGCCAACAAACTGCTTTACAAACTTTTCAAAGTGAACAAGAGTTGCCTCACGCTCGGTGAGCGTAGCAATATCAATATCCTTTGATACTGCATTTAATTTAACACCAGTCTCATCCATTGCAAGACTTAATTGAGATGGGGTAAGAATTGCACGCTGAACTTCTTCACCGTACTGTCCAGACAAACCACTTCGACCAACTACAGAGTTAGCAGCAGAGTACAAAGCCTCTGGCTGGTGGATAAATGCTTGACGTAGATACTCAGCAGAGTCTGCATCAATGTATCGGCTATACATAGACATAACTTCGTCTACAATTACTTCACGCTTCTCCATATTTGTAAGAAGGGCAGAATCAATATCTAATGATTTAGCCAAACGCTCAATAGCATCAACACGAGCAGCAACTGTTAGCGCTTCTTCTGAATTAATCTTAGTTCGCTGCCCGATTGCCTTAACTGCTGGAACTTTAGCCCCAGTTTTATTGAGTACCTTTTGCAATCCAGCACGAATTGGTCCAGTTGCTTCTCTTGAACCTGTAAATGTTCTAGTAAAGTTAGCCATCTTGCGACCAGTGCCAAGTGCAAAAGCACGAAGGTCACGTGAAGGAGCAGCAAGAACAAACATTGTTGCTTCATCAATAGCAGAACGGATACCAAGACGCGGGAATAGGGTCAAGATAGACCAAGCATCCACTATCTTCTTTGAGAATGAACCCTGTGTGGCACCACCAACTGCATAAATTAAGTTCTTCTTAGAGATTCCGTCACGACTTGACTTAATGCTCCAAATCATGGAGCCAATCTCGTCATAAGGCAATGAACCTACAGCATATGTTGACTGGTATGCATGGATTGGACCAATGCCGTCAAGGTATAAACCGTTTTCGTTCTGCTTAATTGCACCTTCAGGCATAAGTTTAGCGTGTTCTGGGTTAACTCTGGATTCTTTTTTAGTAGCAAAGCCAGATGTTGTTCCATACTTGTTAAGCAATGTCTTCTCAATGAGTTCTTCTCCACGGATTTCTCCGCCAAGACCCATTGAGTACATAGTAGATGCATCAAGGTTACGCAAAATTACATATTGTTCGTCAGCACTAGATGCTAGAAACTTAACAGTAAGGGCTTCAGCCATATCACGTGGTAGTAATAGACGAGCACGAGCAGTAAAATTAGCAGCAGTAGTAATTGCATTACGACCTGTGCGTACTTCTGCTCCAGCAGGAGAGCGAGAAGCAAGTTGACCAATACGCTTCCAGCGTTTAATCTCCTTGTTTGCTTCTAGCACAACTCCAAAGTCTGCTTTGTCTGGACTTGTCAGACGCTTCATTGTATCTTCTGGATTTAAGAAAGCCTTTATTACTGGCTCCATAGCCTTATCTACTTCTTCAGCAGAACGACCAGCACCAGCAAATGTGGTTTTAGATGTATTGTTAAATACACCATCAAGATACTTAGAAAATTCTTCACCAAGCAAGCGACGCTTCTTAGCAGTAACGACACCGTTACGCATGTAAGTCATGCCGTCAACGCGACCAGACATCATTAGGTGCAGGTTAGAAGCACCTTCAAAGTAATCCTGTGCGCCCTTAGCGCTAAATACTTTTCCACGTGCAAGAACTTCTACAGCCTGACGGTCTGCGTATCCAGGAAAGTTAGTAGAGATTTCTCTAAATGCTTCAGCCTTAGCAGCACCAGTTGCTTCATCATACTTCTTGATTGCTGGTCCAAGGTCTTCTTCCCAAAGTTTTACTAACTTAGGTTCAGTTTTAAATGCAGTCTCTACTGCACGCTCAACTGGGATACCGTTATCAACAGCCTTAAGAATGCTGTTCTTAATTCGCTCACCTTTAGTGACACCCTTGCTGAGACCACCTGTAAGCCAGGTAAGTGGGTCAATAGCAATCTGGTAAATAAAGTCTACAGTTCCAGAGATTTTATTCTCTTGGTTATTTACATAGTCATATGTAGGTCCGCCACCCTTTGGTGGCTTTGTAGCCATCATACGAACAAGGTCACGACCTGGGCTAATCTGGGCAAACTTAACATTGTCCATTACCTGTTTGAAGTTACTTGAATCATCATATGCTTTTTGAATTGAAGCGAGAACCTTCTCGTCAATCTTTCCATATGACTCAAGGATTTCTCCAGGAGTTTTACCATCTAGTAATCCTTGTGCAACAAATACATCTTCGTTACCAAAGTAATTCTTTGCTTTATCTAGTGCTCCGACATCATACATGTCTGTGCCATTCCAAGCATCAGTCCATGTCTTGCCATCAAACAAATCTTCGCCTTGTGCAACCTGACGAGCGACCTTATACGGTGTGTTGATAAGTCGGTTATATTGACCACCAAGTTTGAATAGACCAATCAATGGGCTTGCTGCAACCTTTAGAGCACCACCAAGAACACCCTGTACTTTGTCAGTAGCAGTAGGCATTGGCTGTAAATAGTCAGCATCTTTAAATAGAAACTTTAGTTGCTCTTGTGCTTTACCACCAAGGCGGTCAAACTCTTTGCGAGCAGTGTCGCCTTCCATCTTTGTTAACTGACGGTGCTTCTTAATTGCATAACTCATTTGTTCTACCTGATTAATTTCACCAGGCTTTAAGTTTGCAGTCTTAGCAGCAGTATAAAGATTAGGAGATACTTCAGCAACAACTGGCTTTAGATATTGCATTAGTACCCCTGGTCTGTGAGTTTCCTATAAATTAATTCCGCATCTCCCGATGGGTCAAACTGTGTTAGGTAACGAATAGTGTCAATTAAAGACTGCGAACGATTACCCATATTAGGCATTGCTTCTGAACCTGGACCCGCACCAATATCTAATCCAGCAGTTAGTGGCTCATCTGGTCTTTCTGTTGGAGCATTCAATGAAAGTACTGATGGCATTGTAGGAAGTTCTGGTGCTTTTGGCATTGGGCTTCCGCCAGACATAGGTGCTGCAGTTTGCTGCGCCATTGTGTTTTCACCATATGGCATACCAGGCATATACTTAGCGCCTTGTGCTGGTCCACCATCTGTGCGCTGTGATAGCGCACCAGGACCTGATGTAGGTGCTGGGTTTTCTGGCTTGCGGTATCCGCCTCTTGTTTCAGCCATTAGTCATCATCCTCATCGTCGTATGGAATATTATCAATTTTGTTTGGTAGGTCTGGAATAATCCAGTCTGGGTAAGACTCAACATCTTGAATCATTGATAGTGCAATTGGTTCTGAAAATCCTGCAACGCGTAGCGCTTTGTAGTATTCATTAATTGCAATGCAATGTTTTTCTAGCGCAGAATAATCATCATTAAGTACGGTTGCTACTTTTGCTTTGCGTACTGGCTTCTTACGTGCTGCCATGATTATCCCTTCTAAATTATTTGTTGTTGTCTAATCTGTGCTGAACCTGATGCTTGACCGTCAGAACCTAAACGGCTAAGCAGCATTTGCAAATCTGGTCGTGCTTGTGCAGGAGCGCCCCCTACTGGAGCGCCAGGAGCAGAGGGGACGGGTTGCTCGACTGGAGTCCCAGCAGGGGGATTCTCTGGTGTAAACACTTCCTCAATAACATCCTCAATCTGTCTACCTTCTTTACGTCCCTTGATTGCCATAGCAATCTTCTGAATGATAGGTAGAGGGTCTTGTCCCTGAGAAGCCATCTGTGGAATTGTTTGTGTATATGCTTGTAGTGAACCAATGAGAGCCTTACGAAGTTTCTCAACTTCAATCTTCTCTTGTTCCTGTGTGACGTTAATGCCAAACGGCATTTCTCGTTGAGCCAAGTCAACGGAAATTAAATCGCCACCCAATGCTTGAAGCATAAAAATAAGTCCCTGTGCTGGGTTAAGCCCAGCCAGCATGCCGTAGCGAACATCTGCAGAATAGTCACCCTTAATATTCTTAGATGGTGTGTACTCAAGTGCATATGGAGCACCAGCGTCTACGCCACGAATTGTTTTCTTTTCGTCAAATATTAATTCGTCAACCTCAAAACAAATTGAGATAACGTTCTTAAGCGCTGAGGCAAAGATAGCCTGAGCAGATTTAACTTGCGTATCGAATCCACCCATGAGTGCTTGCACACCCTGACCAGTAATAATTGACGCATCAACATTACCAGTACGTGATTCTGGATAACGCGTTCCAGTACGCAGTTCTCCTTGTAGAATCTGCTGTTCATTAAATGCACCAGCAGGGATAGGAAGTTCTACACGACGAACACCAGCAGGATTGTTTGTGCGGATGACACCGTCGCCACCAAACTCAAACTCCTGCACATCACTAGGTAAGACAAGCGGTGCTTGTACTGACTTCTCTGCTGCTTCCATTGCAAGTAATGCAAAACGATTTCGAAGCAACTGAATACCAAGTACATCATCAAACTGTCCACGCATCTCTCCATCTACAGATGGACGACGTGCGATATGGACTAGCATCTTCTTTAGTGGGTTTTCCGCTGTTGATACTGCGTAGTTTCCGCGGTCTGGAATATAAATTACAGACTGCTCTTTATCGTAGTATCGAATTACAGTTAGGTAGCCGTTCATATCCTGGTCATAACCATCATCACCAAGAATGCCAGCCTCATGCTCAGGGAACTGAGCAACCAACTCTGCCATTGTCATGCGGTATTTCTTAGCAAAAGCAATGCAACGCCCATAGCGGTCATACTCTGGGTAAGCACCTACAGGGTTTTCTATGCGAACGCGTGGCAGTTTTGCTTCTTCGTCGAATTCTATGATGAATGGGACGAAACCAAATGTGATGTACCAGTCTGCACCAGTATACATCTGCACCTGTAAATCGGAATTGATGAAGTAGTTTGCAGCAATACGTGTACGTGTATCGGCAAACTTACGTGATTTATCTTCTACTTGATTAATTGCAGAGCAGTTAATCGCTGGAAGCGGAGCCATTACTTCTGATAGGTCGCGTGCAACAATGTCAATAAAGTTTGCTACTACGTTTGCATCTACTCCGTCTGGAAAGAAGTCAGGATAGACGCTAGAAATTTGACCACGACGTACTGCTAGGACATCTTCATGTCTAGAATCGCGCTCGCGTGCGCGGTGTTTAAGCGACTCAACACGCGCCGCAATCTGCTTAACTGTTAACATTATTGTCCTAACGATTGATTAAAAATTACTTAGACTTCTTTTTCTTTGCTGCTTCTTTTGCCAAGCGAGCATTAGTTGCTGCAAAGCGAGCAGATACTCCCGATGGAACTTCTTCCAATTTTGCACGAGACATTTTTTCTTTTGAAACAAGTTTATCAATATTAGATTCAAACTTTTTAATTTCGCTCTGGTTCATCTTGCGAGCCTTAGGCTTATTAACTTTTGGCTTGCCAGCATTTGCAACACGAGCATCTCTTGCCTTCCCAACAGTACGACCTACACCACCACGAGAAACGCTAGAAAGAACACTTTCCCAAGCCTTTGCATTATTAGGAGGATTGCCAATTGGTTTAGCCGCAGGCTTTACGCGAACAGCAGATTTAGGTTCAGCAAGTGGCTTAGTCTTCTTAGCAGTTTTAATTGCTTTCTTAACGGACTTTTTTGCTGCGTCCTTAGCCATCTTTCGTGCTACAAGTTTAGCAGCGGCTAGTGCTGCTGCTCCTACGAGTGGTGCTGCCATGTTAGTTCCTATCCGAATGTTTCTTGCCACTGCTCTTGATAAGCAGCGTCTAGGTTAATTGTTTGCCGTTTTGATAGTTGCGCTTTAGTTGCCCAACGGTTTTCTTTGTAGCGGCTGGTAAAAGATGCCGCTTGCATTAATTCCTTGGCACGCAATACAGCAAACCAAAGCGCCATCACACAGTCGGTCTTACCTCTAGTGTTAGGTTTCCAAGTCATCAACTGCTGAAGCAAGGACTTCATGCCCTCTGAACCTTCAGTAGATGGGAACTCGATTGAGTTGTTATCTTGGAACTTGCCTTCACGTAGGGTTCCAAAGAACGTAGACATAGATGCTACGCCCAAGTTTGTGTCCCATTTGTTCTTGCCAGTAAAGTGTGGTTTTAAATCACAACCATACTGGGCAAGCCAATTACGTAAGTCATCATCTAGGGCATAGCCCTTCTGATGAGCGTTAATCTCTACACGCAATTCGTTAGGTCGGTACTTAACTACCAACTCTTCAATCGTGTTTCTAATCTTGGCTGGTGTAGGCTCCGACATGTTTATACAGTCAAGCACATATATACGGCTATCTGCTGAGTTATAAGTAATAACTACAAATGCAGAGTTACCTGTCATAGCAGGGTCAAAACCAATAATGGTATAGCCACTGACACGGCTAGGATGTCCAAGCCTCTCTGGGTCAAGCGGACCGCGCTTGCGCATACCGTTGACACAGCCTTGCACCAAAGGTGCTGAGAAGATTGCATCTTCAGTCACATCCTCTTGCTGGTAGACAAGCGCCCAAGTAGAAGCGGTAACTTCACCACGTCTCTTATTAAGGGCTTCGCCATTCCACTTGGGATATAGACCATCTGCATCTGGAGTATCTTCATCCCCGTCCCAAGGAATATCAGAACGACCCCATAGGGTCACCCAGTCTTCAACCTTCTCTTTGTACTCAAGGACTGCGGGCATACCCATATAGGTAAATGGGCTCTTACCGTTAGACCAGTACTTCGGGTCACGTAACTCTTTATAGAAATCTGTAGGGGCAATTCGCGTGCCCACAATAAGCAACTTACCGTTCTTGCCCAGACGGGTAATAACTTCCTTCTGGAGCCAGTTAATCTGCTTCTCATACTCATGGGCGTTAGCCGTAGTAATGCAGTCGTCCAAAATAATCAAATCTGCACGAGCACCGTAAATCTGTCCACCCATACCTAGGGCTTGGATAGTCGGGTCCTTCTCAGATGAATCACGCGCATCGCCACCAAGGTAGACGGTATCTACACGCCAGGTATCTGCGTCACCCTTCCAACCGCCTTCAGGACCGAACGCATTCTGCATCTTGGCGTAACGAGGGTGGGACAACCTATTTTTAATTGAGTACACAAACTCACGTGCTTTGTTCAACGTCTTAGAGACCACGATGATGCGGACGTTAGAGTTGATGGCGATACGGTAGGTCGAGTAGTTCACCGTGACGACGGTGGACTTAGCATGCTCAGGGGGCACATTGACTAGCAGTCTAGTCTGGTCCCCTGGGTCATAGGTCATAGAGGGGTGGAGCCACGAAGGTTCTTTTCCCTCAATGAGGTCAATCCAGTCCTGGTGATGTGGGAAGACTCGGGAGCCTAAGAACATCTCAGAGAACTGGGCAAAGGTAATATCTTCCTTGGGGATACCAAGGGCTTTGATAGAGTTGCTCTTAGCATCCTCTTTGGCTTGCTCCAACTTACGGGCAAAATCTGCATCTCGGTATATCCAGATGCGAGCGGTATCGGGCTTCGAGCCCACCTTCTCCATTGCCTTGGCGAGGGACATACCCTCAGCCACCAGCATAAGCACCTGCTCTTTGGCTTCATTTGTCTTAGCCGTCTTGGGGTTAGTTGCCCCCTTTTCGAACGTCATCTAGCCCCCTAGTATGGACAGTATTCACCTGCCTTGTAGCAGTTTAGTACAGTCTATTGTAACAGTATGAGCAAGGCTGTAAAAAGACTTGCGAATATATTTTACTGTCTATATATATTAATCCGTTCAAATAGGTCAAACGAACACTTTCTATAGAAATATTTATAAAACTGCAGGTCAGACAGTACTGGGGTCCTATTGTACAGAAATATTTTAGGTAGAGATACTATACATACTCCGACCGTAGTTTAATAACTGTAGGGTCAAAGAGTACAGATTACTACTACAAGACAGAGACTGTACTGCGGAGTAGTGTCTGTCTGCCGATAGTCTCTGCCTAGGCACAGACCTAACCTTGTGCCCAGTATAATTTAAACCAATATACTGCGGTTGCCTATGCTGTAGCAGTAGGTCTCCTTCCACTATCAAGCCCTAAAAAGAGCAGGGCTTGACAGTTCCCTCCGACCTATGCTGGTCTGGATTATGTAGTTAGAATCTCTCTAACACAGAAAGGTAATCATGGAAACTATACAGTGTAGAGTCTGTGGTGTTCAGAACTGGCTTGAGTGCGGTTGCTACTACCTCACAGGCGGTGCTGGAACTCTCGGCGATATGAACGTAGAGTTCAAGTTCATCCATTGTCCAGAGTGTGACGGCTCTAACATGCACGAACCAGAGTGCAGTGGATACAAGGAGGAAGCATGAGCGAGTCCATGGGCATCAGCATCCAGAACACCTGCTACGAATGCATGGTGATAGCACGTGATACTGCGGAGGGTTTCCCTCCCAGCCAGTGCCAAACCTGCATAGATACCGCAGAGGCTCAAGCAGATGACAATGCTTGGAACCTGCATGAGGACGATAGGTTAGGTGAGTCTGGCAACTGCCTAACCTACGACACCAGTGACTCACCCAGTGCTTCCGACTGGGTATCGTCAGTAACGTACATCAACCCACCACGAAGGAGAGAACAGATGATAGAAATATGGGATGAGAATCTCAAGTTAATACAACTCGCTGTCAAGTTCATAGACAACGACGAGCCAACGACTCGCAGCGAGTTCTTGCCCCCAATCGCACAACTCATAGACGGCGGAGTCTACGAGGAATACTGGGAACTTGATGACCAACGCCAGCGAGCACGAGAAGTCAAGTGCCACTGGTGCAACATGCTTACACCCAAAGCATTCAATGACTGTCAAGACTGCGACAAACCGTTGGAGTTAAACGTCAGATGAACCACGAATGGGTGAACATATACTTCAGTGCATGTGATACATGCCACATAACAAACACAATGCTATGTATACATTGTGGAACTCAACAGTGCCATGCATGTCAAGACAACGACAGTATGTGCAATAGGTAGAAAGCAGGCAAGCCCGTCGCCTTTGGCGGGCTTGCCAGCCAGTAAGTAAATCAATCAACTAACTAAGGAGAGTAAAGTGAAAAACGAAGTAACTATCACAGGTACAGTTAAGAATGTAAAGGTATATACAAACGAGCGTGGAACATTGCTTACAGGCTGGTTTGACCAGAGAGATACATCTCGCACATCAGATGGAACTGCAGACCGTCAGGTATATGTAGTCGGTATGAATATCGTAGCGCTAGATGATTCCACAGTAGGTGAAATCCTAGGTGCTACTAAGGCAGGTACAGAAGTATCAATGCCACTCACAGTTACAGGTCGTATGGTCACTCGCTTTGACCGTCGTCCAAATGTGCCTCGTGACAAGCAGTATCCACCAACACTCCAGTTGGAAGTGCATGCTGTAGAAGTTAACGCTTAAAGAACAGGTAGGTGGGCGGTTCCCCTGAGCCGCTCATCTACTTCTTTTTCGGTTGGGAACTCGTAACCATCTAGGACCCCTGCAAGTCCATTACTATTACAAGGAGAATTATGTATCTATCTATGTCAGAAGTGCTAGGTATGTCTATCGCCCTAGCAGTAGCAATCATACTAATAATTGTAACTACAATTGCTAACTACCAACTACAACAGAATAATAAATTCCTACGCACAAGGCTTCGCCGTACCCGTGAACACTACGAGAGGACAACAGGAATCCGTCGATGATGAATCTAAAAACAAGCATAGGAAAACTGCAAGTATCTACAGTAGCATTGCCTTTTGCCCATGGCTTAGACCTATATGAAACTATGGTCTTTGATGAGCATGATGCAGAAGTGCCAGAGTTTACACGCAGATACCAATCATATGATGAAGCAGAAGCAGGTCATCATGACACAGCAGATGTAATAGAATCTACCATAAGGGAGAAACTACTATGACAGAACCAAGACAAGAGGATGACATAGCATTAGGTAAAGACCAAGAGTGTGATGACTGCGGTAACTTTATCTTTGAATGCGTATGCAATCTACCCGACGAACCGTTTGATGTAATCTATGCTGACTAGTATCGTTAAGAAATACTTTGCAAGCATAAGCATTGCAATCCTAACGCTGGCTAGCCTTATTGGTATCCACAGTAAACATCTAGCAGAGCAGCAAGACTATGACCCTAAGTGTGTAGAGTTTGGTCCTACCATCTGGAGCAAGCAACGCGCTAAGGCATACGCTCTTGCATACATGAAGGTGCATCATCCGACATGGACTAGAGCAGAATGGCGCTCACTAAATAAACTATGGGGTAAAGAGTCGGCATGGAATATGCATGCAGATAACCCTGAGTCTAGTGCTTATGGTATTGCACAAGTTCTTAATACAAAACCTGGCACTCCAGCCCCTCTCCAGATTGAGAAGGGGCTGTCGTATATTGTTCATCGTTACGACAAGCCATCAATTGCATGGTCACATTGGAGAAAAAATGGATGGTATTAAAATCTATAGCGTATGTATAGTGTTCAATATCGAAGCATCAGATGATGAAGAGGCATTAGGAACGATAGCAGATGCACTACCCCGTAACCGCAACAACATGTCGTGGTCATGGGTATACACAACACTAACAGAAGGAGAGAGAATATGACACAGACAATGACAATGAATGACCGACTCGTAGAGTTGGGTGACTTAGTAAGCAACGAGGATGTAACAATCCAGCGTGCTGGAGCAGAAATGATTGAGCGTTTCTTTGAGACGCACAAGCAAGGAGACAATGTAGATGAGGCTACAGTAGCCCAACTACTCTTCTACTTAACAGACATTCAAGTGCGTGACTATGCGCTAGGTCTACTAGATATAACACAGTATAGATTCGAGGAATCACTACAGTTCTTACTTGAGTCAGCACCAACAGATACTATCTATATCAGTGGACCAGCATGCTTGCTTGCTGCACTTCAGTATGAGCAGGGCAACACAGCAGATGCATTTCTTACATTAACAAATGCACAGCCAGACTACTCACTCAATAGACTATTGCAGCGTGTATTCCAGGCAGGTTGGGAACGCAATGGCTTTGCCAAGATGCGTGCTGAACTACATCCACAGGTAACAGCAGGTATTTTCGGAGATAGTACTAATGAGTAACGATACTCTAAAGATACGAGCACAAGCAGCAAGTTATGCCAAGACATTTCTTGCTAACAAGTACCGCGATGAGTATGACGAACTGTATCGGGCATACTTAGTAAACCGTGGCGTTACTACTCGAACAAGCAAGAATATGGTAGACGAAAGAAGCCTAATAAAGGAGTAACTATGGAACTAACTGAAGTTAAGTTTGTATATACAGGCTACTTAGATATACTAGATGTAGATAATTCTATGGATGCTATCGAGCAGGCTATGGAGATTGTTCGAGCAGAGTACGGCAATGAGATTGCCGACTATGGTGAATTCACAATAGAAAAAGGAGAAGAGAATGCTACAAGTAAGTGAAGAATATAATAACAAATCAGTCGCTAAACTAAACAAGCAGGCTTGGGTAAAGGCTGGCACAGCAGTAAGTGCTGGCTCTGCATCAGAGGCTGCACGTCAGGCTGGTCTTGATTGGAATGTAATGCTTGCAGATATGCAGGCATATGTTTCCAATGAGGTCAATGCATACGAGACAGTAACAGATTACTATCCCGTACCTAAGAAGCAAGCAGTAATCAAACTTGGCAAAGACAATACCAATGAAGTCATTGGTGTAGTTGGTGACAAGTACAAGGTAGTGCAAAACATGGAAGTATTCAGTGCGCTAGATACACTGGTAGATTCAGGTGATGCACGCTATACAGCAGCAGGTGAGTATAACAACGGTGCTAACATCTGGATGGTTATGGAACTACCTCTTGGTGTAAACGTAGCCAATGACCCACACGCTGCATTCCTGCTAGTGCAATCATCACATGATGGTTCATGCGCAGTACGCATTCGCCCTATCATTGAGCGTTTGTTCTGCTCTAATCAAATCAACGGATTAATTAAGGGCAAGAAAACAAATGACTTCACTTATGTTATGAAGCATACAAGTAACTCAGAATTATCTGTAAATGATATCCGTAACATCACACAACTTACATACCAAGCAATCGAAGAGTATGAGTTGGTAGCAGATGGCTTGCTACAGCGTGAGGTATCAGCAGCACAAGTGCGTGATTACTTCAAGCGTGTATGGGCTTTGCCTACTACAGTAGAGGACAAGCCATACCACATGCTCTCACAAGGTGAGCGCAGACAACAGACTCTTGCTATCACCGCACGCGATAAAGCGTGGCAGGTATACAACGAATCAGAAACACAAGCAAACATTAAGGGCACAGCATTCGGTGCATGGCAAGCAGTGGTAGAATACGCTGACCATCATGCTTCGGGTGGCTCCGAACGGCTCGCCGTTGCCACCCTCAGTGGTCGTAACGATACAATCAAAAACAAAGCACTAAGTCTGGTGCTTGCATAGTATTGGCTCGCAATGATACCCGAGTAAGAGTACTGTAGTCAGTACCGCCAATGACATAGTGAACCAGCGTAAGGAGCATGGACGTGCCTCCGAGATGCAGGTAGTTTATGTCATCACCTGAGCATGTGATTAAACTGCTCATCCAAACAACGAGAGGGAAACATGAACACAATCACAATCAATACAACAAATGACGACGGTACTACGCAATCAGTAGTAACATATACGGAAGCAGAAGTTCTGCATTTTAGAAAAAGAATGCAGGAGATAGATGTTATCCAACAAGTCTGCGACAATCAACGCAAAGAAATGCGTGAGTTACGTAATGCTGTCCGTGACTTCTTCAGTGAAGGTGAATGGAATGACGGTGAGCAGACAGTCAACAAGCCTGAAGTTAATGAGTTACTCGACGCTATCGGGTGCGCAAAACTTACAACCAAGTATCGTGGAACATTCACAATCACTGGTACATTTGAAATAGATGTAGAAGATGAAGATGAGATTGACAATGTTCTTACAGAGAACATGTCAGTTGATTGCTACGCTGCAGATATAGATGTAGATACAATTGAAGTACTTGATGTAGAAGAAAGAGACTAATGCAAACACCAATAGTTACTCAAGCAATCTTTAATGAGAACAATGAGTACTTCCTTGTAGAAATACGAGCAGATGGAAAAGTATCACTCAAGCGTAAGACAAAAGGTTGGGGAGATACATGGTCACTACCTCTTGACGAGGGCGGAGAAGCATGACCTCAGCCTTTGTACCCTATAACGGTACTGCTGGATGGTCAGGTACAGATACTAGTAAAGAGAGAGCACTAGTAAACCTGCGCACTGGCAAGGAATATAACAACCAGCAAAAAGCGTTAGCACTATTAAAACAAATCCGCCAAGGATTAACATGGCAAGAGTTGTCATACCTAACAGACATGCATCACGGCACAGCAAGTGGCGTGTTGTCAGTGCTACATAAATCAGGTGCTATTATTAGAACCAAGCAAACGCGTAGCGGATGCAAGATTTATATGGACATATCATTCTCAGATACAGTAGAGCATGAACCATATGTCGCAAAGGAAAAACTTTGTCCGCACTGCGGCAATGACGTCAATGCATAAGCCGTTCCTTATGCTATGATGGGACAGTCAGATGGGCGGTAGGTTTTGGCTCTCTCCTTGTCCTACCCCCACTGGCATCTAATCAAAGGAGAAACATGGCAGAGTTAGAAATACCTAGGGATAGGTACGGCAGACCAATGGTAGTGCCACCTAAAGGTGGTAAGCCAGTGGCATATACAAGAACAACAACAGTTGCTGGTTCATTAGATGACGGTACTGCATTGGTAGCATGGAAGTTACGCATGGCTGCAACTGGATTAACATTACGTTCTGATTTATTACTGGCTGCATCAGCAGCACGTGAAGATAAGTTAGAGATGGATAAGTTAGTTGAAGATGCAATGCAAGCAGCAGGTGCAACTAAGCAGGCTACTATCGGAACAGCAATCCATTCTCTTACAGAGAAGTTAGACAGAGGTCAAGACCTCGGTCCTATCCCAGATGATTATGTCGCAGACATTCAAGCATATGCAGAAGCAACAAAGAACTTTACTAATATAAACATCGAACAGTTCTGCGTACTAGATAAGTACAAGATTGCTGGAACACCTGACCGTGTTGTCGAATACAAAGGCGAGAAGTTTATCTCTGACCTTAAGACAGGCAGCATTAGTTACCCAAACAAAATCGCTATGCAGTTAGCAGTGTATGCACACGGCTTGCCGTATGACCCTGCCACGGCAACCCGTGGTTCTTGGGGTGACATCAACACAGAGAAGGGAATCATCGTGCATCTACCAGCAGGTAGTGGACAATGTACCCTTCACTTCGTAGACTTAGTTCATGGCTGGAAAGGTATTGAACTTGCCATGAAAGTAAGAAAGCACCGCGAAAAGAAAAACATATCTACACCGATACAAGGAGAATAATGTCCCATTCAGAAGCACCTATCAGTATCAATCTTAAGACAGCAGCAGGTACACAGTTAACACTTCGTGCTAACACACCTGATGAGTTTACAGCACTAACAACACAAGTCTTTGCAATCGTAGAAGCAATCGATGAAGTCGAAAAAGCAGTGCGTGGCACTGGTTTCAGCGCATCAGATGCAACTCCTATCTCACCAGCAGCAGGTTATATTAACAGCGCACTCGGTGGAACAATCATTGCAACAGAATCATTTGCACCAGCAGCATCACCAGCAGGTGCAGGACAGCGCATGTGTCCTCATGGTTCAATGACACGCATTCATGGCATGACAGGTAAGTTCGGTCCATACAAAGGTCACTTCTGTCCTGCCAAGCAGGGCGACCCAACTAAATGTGCAACTCAATATGTAAAGGCAGGCTCACCAGAGTTTGCTACATTCGTAGCCGACCAAACAAAGGCATAAATGAAAACACTACGCCGTAGCGTAGGCAAGGCAGAGGTTGGCGGGGAACCATTACCGCCACCTTTCCAAGCCTTCGCAAGAGAAGGAATTATATTACGGCGTGCAGAAGTAACAGTAATTGCAGGCACTCCTGGTGCAGGCAAGTCAAGTATTGCATTGCATATCGCAGCAAGATTGAAACAACCTACATTATATTTCTCTGCAGATACCAATGCACATACTATGGCTATGAGATTGCTAGCACTCCGCGCACGCATTCCACAACAGCAAGCAGAACAGATGTTAAAAACACAGCCAGATACAGCCGAGTCAATCTTACGTGAGTATGGGAATATGTATTGGTCATTTGAACCAAGTCCTACTCTCCGTGATTTAGATGAGGAAGTATCTGCATTCGAAACTATCTGGGGTAGAAGTCCTACCCTTATAGTTGTAGATAATCTTATGGACATTGCTATTGATGGACACGAAGAGTTCGCAGGCATGCGACAAGTTATGAAAGAACTTAAGTATCTTGCAAGAGATACCAACGCAGCCGTATTAGTCCTGCACCATACACAGGAAGGCGCACCTGGCTATCCGTGTCAGCCACGGTCAGCACTGCAAGGCAAAGTCGCGCAGATTCCTGCTATGGTTTTAACTGTAGGTCAGATGATGCAAGGACAAGATGCTTACTTATGTATAGCGCCTGTTAAGAATCGTTATGGCAAAGCAGACCCAACAGGTAATACTTACATCTCATTATCATTCGAGCCTGGCTCTATGTATCTTGAAGATGTAGTCAGAGATTATAGACAGGAGCAAGTAATACCATGAGTACTTCATATAAACCATATACAATTGGCGAATTAGTAACTTCAATATGGGAAGAAAATGATTCTCATTTTGAAGAAATGGAAAAAGTAAGTGGAGATTGCGATTGTAGTCTTCATACTGCAGTTACCATCATCATGAAATACTGGGGAGAATAATGAGTAGCGCAGCCAAGGCTAAAGGTTCTGGAGCAGAACGAGATGTCGTTGCATATCTCAAAGAGAATGGCTTTCAGTATGTCGATAGACGATTGGCTGGTGCTACGCTAGATAAAGGTGATATCTCTGGTATACCTGGAGTTACAATTGAAATAAAGAATCATGCCAAGATGAACTTGGCTGGATGGACAGAGGAATTGCTCATAGAAATGAGCAATGACGGGGCGTGGACAGGCGTGGTGTGGCACAAACGTAAAGGGAAGCGGAGCCCTAGCGAGTGGTACTGCACCATGCCTGGACATGTTTGGTTAGACCTACTAAAGAGAGCATTAAACAATGGAGAAACCAAGCATTGAAGAATACCTACATTATTTAGGTGCAGATACACCAGCAATAGGTTCAGGTTGGCGTAAGATGAGATGCTGCTTTCATTCAGATAGTCATGCATCAGCAGCAGTAAACTATGATAAGAACGTTTTTGTTTGCCACGGTTGTGGCGTCAAAGGCGATGTCTATGCTTTAATCATGCAAAAAGAGGGAGTTAATTTTCGTGAGGCTAAACAATTCGCAGAGAAAGTTCTTACTGCAGGCAACACAGAGATACACAGCAGCAATAGAAAGCGCGAGCGTCTATCTGTCAAGCCGTCATCTCTCGGTAGAAGAGGCAAAGGTCTTTCACTTGGGAGTGGTAGAAGACCCACTTCCAGGGCATGAGCCTTACAAAGGTAGGCTTGCTATCCCATACATAACACCATCAGGTGTTGTTGACATTAGATTTCGTGACTTAACTGGTACACACGATGCTAAGTATATGGGATTAGTTGGTGCCGAAACTACTATGTTTAATACGCAAGCAGTCTTTGCTGCCGACAGTTACATATGTGTAACCGAAGGTGAGTTTGATTGTATTATGATGAACGTCAAGACAGCACACCCAACAGTTGGTATCCCAGGTGCAAACAACTGGAAGAAACACTACGCTAAAATCTTAGATGACTTTGAAACAGTCATTGTCCTAGCAGATGGAGATGCCCCTGGCTTAGAGTTTGGCAAGAAGATTAGCCGTGAACTTGGTAATGTAAATATCATCAGCATGCCAGACGGTGAAGATGTAAACTCTATGATGATAAAGAAAGGGAGTGAGTGGATTGACGAACGAATCAGAGAATGTATTGCCAATGGATAATAGTTTCTGGGAGCATGCCGACCATTTAGATTTTGATATGGTTATACAATTGTCCGAGAAGAAGCACCTCAATATCCTTCATGCTTTGCATGATGTCTATGAAGCAATAGATGTAGACCCAGAGGATGCTAAGTTCCTTGTCACTGGTATAGCAGCCCTTATGCTGTCATCTAAGTATGGCAAGACAGACGAAGTATTCAATGAGATAGTAGTACAGGTAGCCAAGAAAGACATGGACATAGAACTAAGGGAGTTGCTCAATGAAGGAAAGTGAAGACGCAGCACAAATCATGCGTGAACTATTCGTTATCTTGACTAAGAAGCATGAGGACTATGGTCCAATGAATATTGCTGGAGCACCAGGCGGTCCTATGAACGGACTGCGAGTCCGTATGTATGACAAGATGGCTAGACTCAACAACCTAATAGATAGCGGCGACACGCCGAACTACGAATCCATCGAAGATACACTCATTGACCTAGCAAACTATGCCATAATTGGTTTACTTGTTCAGCGCAATCAGTGGGCTGGCATTCCAAATGGAGAACCATATGAAGAGAGTCGTCGTCCTTAGTGACTTACAGATTCCATATCAAGATGATAGAACCGTAAATGCCGTTATAGATTTTATTTCTGAATACAAACCAGATGAACTCTGGTGTGTAGGAGATGAACTAGATGCACCTGAACCTAGCCGTTGGAACAAAGGCATGGCTGGTGAATATGCAGGTACGCTACAGCAAGGCATTGATACAACAAAAGAAATTATAAATGATTTTAAGAAAGCACTAGGAAAGAAACCATTTTATATTCAAAGGTCTAATCATACAGACCGCATAGATACTTACATTCGTAAGTATGCCCCAGCGTTCAGCAGTCTCAAGTCACTAGAGATTGAAGAACTACTGGGGTATAATTCTTTAGGCGTAACTTACTTGCATAAGATGCATGAGTTACTACCTGGTTGGGTAATGGCACACGGAGACGAAGGCAAGTTGTCTCAGACACCTGGAAGTACAGCGCTGTCGTTAGCCAAGCGCCTAGGCAAGTCAGTAGTCTGTGGTCACACGCATCGCGTGGGATTACAACATGAAACAGTTGGCTTCTATGGCAAGACAAGCACTCTCTTCGGTCTCGAAGTGGGGCATATGATGGATATCAAGCAGGCAGATTACCTATCAGCAGGTACCGCCAACTGGCAGCAGGGTATTGGAATCCTAGTAGAAAACAATAAAAAGGTAGTTCCATACGCAGTACCTATTATTAATGGTGAGGTATATCTACCATAATGAATTACATTGAAGAGTATAATGATGTAGTTCAGCAACTAGCATCCGAGTATGCGCGTAAGTATGCCATGCTTGAACGTGATGACATTGCACAAGAACTATGGGTGTGGTTCGTTGGACACCCGCGAAAGTATAAAGAATGGTCCGAGTTAGAATCAAAAGACAAGGATAAACTAATTGCTAAGTCTTTACGTAACGCGGCTCTTAAGTATTGTGAAAGAGAAAAAGCAAAGAAGGTTGGCTACGACACATCAGACCTCTATTACTATGATGTCTCTGTTGTTGAAGCGTTCTTACCCTCAATCATTGCTGGTACATATTCAATCCCAGTTAGTATCCAAGACCTCAACGCTAAGTTTGGTAGTGGAAATCTGGCAGATGGTAACAACTGGCTCGCATTGCGAAGCGACATTGCAAAAGCATTCGAGAAACTCTCTGATGCCAAGCAGAATATCCTTCGTCTACGTTTCAGTATAGATTCACCTGACTGGTCATTACTAGCCAAGGACATGGACAGCACACCAGATGGTGCACGTATGAAAGTACAACGTGCTATCAATTCATTGGTTAAAAACCTAGGTGGTTGGAGACCATATCATGAGCCAGATGCAACAGAGAGTCAACAGCAAGAAGAGGCTGAAGATGATTGAAACATACTTAGAATGGCTGACCATGCATGAGTGGGAAGCAGGTGAATGACCTTAGAGGCGAACCAACATTCGCCTGTATATGTGGTTGTCTTATGTTTGAACTTACAGTAATGTGGGATATGGAAACCCGTGAGTTAGCATGGTATGACCTCGCTCAGAAGTGTAAAGAGTGTGGCACCATTACAACTGCACCTACGCCAATTGATTGGATGGATTGTGACTAATGCCGTTATATGATTTTAAATGTACAACTTGTAGTGAGGTTATAGAGACTAATGAAAACATTCCACCGATTTGTTCTACTTGCAGTAACACTATGCAGCGCATATGGTCTGCTCCAGGGATTAAGTTTAATGCACCAGGGTTCTACTCGACAGGAGGATAATGAATCTATCGGATGAGTTAATGTGGACAGACCAAAGCAACTGCAGAGGTATAGATACAAACGAGTTCTTTGTTCCTGATGGTGGCAAAAGATATGAGAATGAATCAACACTCAAACGCATCTGTGCTGCATGTCCAGTTAAAATTGAATGCTTAAATTATTCCTTATACAATAACGTAAGCGGTTATTGGGGTGGAACAACAGAAAAAACAAGGCGTGCTATGCGTAAGAAGCGCAACATTATAGCCAAGGGTCTAGTCTTTGAAGGACTCTACGAATAAATAGAAACAAAAAAGACCCCCGCCTGGTAGGTTAAAGTACCAGAGCGGGGGCTATTAATTTAGTTGTGTTACTTCTTAAGTCCGAACTGAGGTGCTGACTTATCAAGCGCCTTCATGATAGGACCGATTAGACCAGCAACAAATGCAGAAGCCAGTACCTTTGGGTCATGCTGACCCGCAGTGTATAGAGCGACTACAGATGCAGCAGCAGCACGTAGATATGATAATCCGA